TCGAGCTTTTCTAATATTGAGCAGCAATCGCTGGAATTTGTGAAGTACACATTGGAACCTTGGATAGTTCGCTGGGAGCAGGCCCTAAACCGTGCTTTGCTATCTGATTCCGAGAAGGCTGCTTATTTTGTCAAGTTTAACGTCGATGGCTTGCTTCGTGGTGATTATCAAAGCCGAATGAACGGTTATGCCACAGCAAGACAGAATGGCTGGATGTCTGCCAACGATATCCGTGAACTTGAAAACTTAGACCGAATTCCGCCGGAACTTGGTGGTGACTTATATCTCATCAATGGAAACATGACCAAGCTGGAGGATGCAGGTATTTTTGCAGCGACCACTGCTGCTGGAAAGGAGGAAGGTTCCAATGAAGAAGTTTTGGAAGTGGAAAAACAAGATGGTGACAAATCAGGAGACTCAGGAGACGGTAACGGAAAGGACGCTGTTCCTAAACGGAACAATCGCCGAGGAAAGTTGGTTTGATGATGATGTAACGCCTCAGCTCTTTAAGGATGAGCTGCTTTCCGGCAGCGGTGACATTACCGTGTGGATTAATTCTCCCGGTGGTGACTGTGTGGCCGCAGCTCAGATTTACAATATGCTGATGGATTACAAGGGCAATGTCACTATCAAAATTGACGGTATTGCTGCTTCTGCTGCATCCGTTATCGCTATGGCAGGAACCAAGGTCATTGTATCTCCGGTTTCCATGATGATGATTCACAATCCGATGACCGCTGCCTTTGGTAACGCAAGCGAAATGGAAAAGGCCATCGCAATGCTGGATGAAGTCAAAGAGTCCATCATCAATGCCTATGAAATCAAAACTGGTATGAGCCGCGCCAAACTCTCTCACCTTATGGATGCAGAAACTTGGATGAACGCAAACATGGCTGTTGAGCTCGGATTTGCAGACGAGATTATGCAACGCCCCTACGAGGAAGAAGAAATGCCTCAGCAGGCAATAGCCGCTTCTTACTCCCGTGCGGCAGTAACCAATTCTCTTATGGAGAAGCTTGCAGCCAAATGCAAAATCGACGTTAAACCCGTCGAACCTGAACCTACAGGTCGCTCTGTTGATTCGTTGATGGAGCACCTTAACACAATCAAAAAGTATATTTAATGGAGGTAATTAACCATGACTATTATGGAACTTCGCGAAAAGCGCAACAAAGCTCTGGATGCAGCTAAAGCATTCCTTGAATCTCATCGTACCGAAAGCGGTGTTCTCACTGCCTCAGACGATGCAACTTACACACAGATGGAAGCAGACATTGATGCTCTTACCAATGAAATCCATCGCCTTGAACGTCAGGAGCAGCGCGAAGCTGAAATGAATAAGCCTATCAACACTCCTCTTACTTCTAAGCCTTCTGGCAGCATGGCTCCTGAGAAGAAAGGTCGTGCATCTGATGCATACAAGGAAGGTATGCTGACTGCACTTCGTACCAACTTCCGTCAGGTGTCCAATGTACTTCAGGAAGGTGTCGATGCCGATGGCGGTTATCTTGTTCCTGAAGAGTACGACAGCCGCTTGATTAAGGTACTTAATGGCGAGAATATTATGCGTAAGCTCGGCCACAAGATTACTACTTCCGGCGACCACAAAATCAACATCGCATCTACCGAGCCTGCTGCAGCATGGATTGAAGAAGGCGGTGCCCTTCAGTTCTCTGATGCACAGTTCGCACAGATTTTGCTTGATGCCCACAAGCTTCATGTAGCAATCAAGGTTACTGAAGAGCTTCTTTACGACAGCACCTTCAACCTTGAAAACTACATCATAGACGAGTTTGGTAAGGCTCTTTCTAATGCTGAAGAGGACGCATTCCTTAATGGTACCGGCGTAGGCCAGCCTCTTGGACTTTTTGCCGAGACCGGCGGCGGAACTGTCTACAAAACTGTAACCAAGCTTACTGCAGATGACATCATGAACCTTGTCTACGCACTTAAGCGCCCTTACAGAAAGAACTCTGCATTCATTATGAATGACCAGACTATTGCTACTATCCGAACCTTCAAGGACAACAATGGAGCCTATATGTGGCAGCCTTCTTATCAGGCCGGTGAGCCTGACAAGTTACTCGGTTATCCTGTCCATACCTCTCCTTTCGCTCCTACAGATGCGATTGCTTTCGGTGATTACAGCTACTACAACATCGGCGACCGTGGTACTCGTTCCTTCAAGCAGCTTACTGAGCTTTTTGCTGGAAACGGTATGATTGGATTCGTTGCCAAGGAACGTGTTGATGGTAAGCTCATCCTTCCTGAAGCAGTTCAGATTTTGAAGGTCAGTGGCACAACAACTACTAAGGCCTAAATGTAACACTGGCGGTGCCATCAACTCTGGTGGCATCGCTTTTATGATTGGAGGCGATGAGTAATGCTCGTAACACTGGAAGAAATGAAAAATTATCTGCGAGTGGATTTTGAAGATGACGATGCACTCATCGTTGCCCTCATTACATCTGCTCAGCGTATTTGTATGGATATCATCCGTACAGAGGATATCGAGGTTTTCTATGCCTGTGATAATGCAAAAGCTGCTGTCATGTATACCGTAGCTTATATGTATGAGCACAGAGAAGAAGCCGACCATCATGCACTTACGATAACACTCCGCTCACTTCTTTTCGGTGCTCGAAGGGAGGTATTCTGATGAACATTGAGCTTCTAAATGTCCGAATCTCTATCACTAAAAATGAAGTGACCGTGGATGCTCTTGGCAACCATAAAAACGCATGGTTTTCTTACTATGCCTGCTATGCAACAGTAAGTTCTGAAGCAGGAAAAGAAAACACAGATGCCGGACTTGTAATCGACAATTCAAAGATTGATTTCACCATCCGCTGGTGCAAGAAAGCTGCTGCCATTGACTCTACTCATTACCGAGTGGAGTTTAATGGCGAGATTTACGATATCAAGGCTGTTGACCACATGAATTACAAGCGCAAATGCATCAAATTATCCTGCGAGAAAGTGAGGCGGTAAATATGTCTTCTAACAGAGTAACAATTGACCAGATGGCTTCTGTTATCATGGAAGGCTTGCAGGATTATGCTGACCTTGCCACGGATGACTTAAAAGCTGCAGTAAAGAAAGCCGGAACCACCGTAAGAAAGCAGATTCAGGCTACTGCTCCTTCTGATACCGGTAAATATGCTAAAAGCTGGTCAGTAAAAAACACCAAGGAAACCTCAAATTCTCTAGAAGTAACCGTCTATTCCAAAAATCGCTATCAGCTGGCCCACTTACTTGAGTTTGGCCATGCCAAGCGCGGCGGAGGACGTGTTGCAGGCAGAGCGCATATTGCTCCTGCAGAGCAGGCAGGTATTGAGGAACTTGAAAAAGAAATTGAGAGGAGCCTGAAATAATGGAATCAATAGTCAAAATGCTTCAGGAGATGAAGCTGCCTTTTGCTTATGACCATTTCGCTGAAGGAGAATCTCCTGAACCACCTTTTATCTGTTATCTCATACCCGGCAGTAATAACTTTGCTGCAGATGGCATGGTGTATTTCAAGATAAACGAGATTCATATTGAGCTGTATACCGACTGCAAAGACCCTGCACTCGAAAACAGTATCGAAGCCGTGATGGATAGTCACGGCATTTTTTATAACAAATCAGAAACTTGGATTGAGAGCGAAAAGCTCTATGAAGTCCTGTACACATTTGAAATGGAGGTAATTAACAATGGCTGATAAGAATAACAAGGTCAAATACAACCTAAAAAACGCTCATTATGCTTTGCTTTCCATTGCAGAAGATGGAACCGTATCCTATGGCACTCCTGTTGCGATGCCCGGTTCCGTATCTATCTCACTGGATGCAAATGGTGAGCCTGAAAACTTCTATGCCGATGGCGTAGCATATTACGTCATCAACAACAATATGGGCTATGACGGTGATTTAGAGCTCGCTCTTATTCCTGAGTCCTTCCGTACAGACGTACTCAAAGAGGAACTCGATGCCAATGGCGTCCTTATTGAAAACTCAGAAGTTGAACTTGCTTCTTTTGCTTTGCTTTTTGAGTTTGATGGCGACCAGAAACACATCCGTCATGTCATGTACAACTGTTCCGCTTCCCGTCCGGGGATTGAAGGCAATACCAACGAGGACAGCAAGGAAGTACAGACTGAGACCCTTTCCATCAAAGCTACACCTCTTGCCAATGGCATGGTAAAAGCCAAGACCGGAAACACAACGGATTCAACTGTTTATGCAGATTGGTATAAGGCTGTTTATATGCCTGCTGCCGCAACTGCTGAAGGAGGTATCGGCTAATGAGTATGACACAGAAAATCGAGATTGACGGTAAAGAGGTTCCTTTTAGGGCCTCTGCTGCCATTCCTCGTATCTATCGTATGAAATTCCACAGGGATATTTACAAAGACCTGCACGAGCTTGAAAAGAGTATCGGTGATGGCAATCCTGAAAATTCATCTCTTGATATGTTTTCGTTAGAAATGTTTGAAAACATCGCCTATATCATGGCCAAGCACGCAGATGCTTCTATCCCTGATAATCCGGAAGACTGGCTGGATGAGTTTAATACATTCTCCATCTATCAGGTTCTTCCTCAGCTCATTCAGCTCTGGGGACTTAACACTCAGACTGATATTGAGTCTAAAAAAAACTTCGCGCAACTGACCGCGAAATGACAACACCCCTCTTCCTGCTTCGCTGCGTGCAGCTCGGATTATCCATCCGAGACCTTGACCTGCTAACTATCGGCATGGTCAATGACATGTTCGCAGAAAGCAGGAATGATGATTACAAATATGCCACTCTTGCTACGCAGGAAGATTTCGACAAATTCTAATGGAAGGAGGTACCCCACATGGCTGCAAGTAGAATCAAAGGAATTACGGTAGAAATCGGTGGTGATACTACCAAACTACAGACTGCCTTAAAGGGCGTCAACTCTTCCATCAAAGATACTCAATCACAGCTAAAGGATGTTGAAAAGCTGCTAAAACTCGACCCCGGCAACACAGAGCTATTAGCGCAGAAACAAAAACTACTCGCTGATGCAGTAAAGGAAACCAAGGAAAAGCTGGAAACCTTAAAAACTGCTGCCGAACAAGCAAATACTGCCCTTGTCAATGGTGATATATCGCAGGAACAATATGACGCTCTGCAACGTGAAATTATTGAAACAGAAAACAACCTGAAAAGGCTGGAAGAACAAGCAAATCAATCAGCTACTGCGTTACAGAAAATATCTGCTACTGGCGAAAAGCTAAAAACTGTCGGAGACAACATTTCCTCTGCTGGTGAAAAAATGCTTCCGGTCACTGCTGCTGTTACTGGTCTTGGAACCGCCGCTGTTACAACTGCTGCAAACTTTGAAAGTTCCATGAGCCAAGTGCAAGCCACAATGGGTATCACAGCTGACTCCATGTCTACAGTTGATGGCCAGTCTGTCAATACAATGGACACCCTTTCAGAGCTTGCAAAGAAGATGGGCTCCGAAACAGCCTTCTC